AATAATGCATATATCAGATCAGATTATGAAGTAGGAACAGCATTTGTAGGTTTAGAAAACAAACATGTAGAAGTATTTGCTGAATCTGGCAATATTACTGCTTCTATATCGGGATTAACAGATATCAAGATTACCAATACAAGTACAGCCACAGAAACTACTGTGGATCTATCAAGTGCAACATCATTGCAAGAGGTAGTAAATGCAGTTAATAATGCAAATATATTTGCAACTGCAACATTTATATCAAGTTCTAATTGGTATATATCTGCCGACGAAGAATTTTCAATAAATTATACTGATACATCAGATGGAAACGACCTATTAATATCAGTGGGTTCATACACTAGAGCGGCTAATTCTATTAAAGGCCAATTAGAAGACTGGTTACACGGCTCCTTAGGTGATCCAACATTTAATATGTTTGTTGCCGCAGAAGTAGGGAACAAATTTAATAGTGGTGCATCTAGAATAAGTAAATTTACACCATCAACCAGCAGTGAAACACTTACTATTACACTAACTGGCAATCAAGAAGCAGAAAACTTTTCAACAATAACAAATAAAATATTTGGTGCCAGTGCAAATGCAGATATTACTGGTTTAACAAATGTTAAAACAAATCAAAGATTATTAACACAAGACGACTATGCTGTATTGCTAACTGGTTCTGCAAATTCATTATTTGAAGCAATAACAAAATTATGTCCAGCAAGTGCAACAACTGGCATTGTGTCATTTGGCATAGCAGATGTAGATAGTGCTATAGTGGAGTATTCAGTTAAATCAACTGGTGGTGCATCAGGTGATGGATACAGTAGAACAGGAACGTTACATATAACAGGGGATTCTAATATAGGTGATGCATCTGTAAATGATACTGGTACAATATTATCAAACAACTATACAGGACTATTTGACTTTGAAGTTAGTTACAATAGTGGTACGTCAACTATAACTTTGTCAGGTGCAAACTCTTTAACTGATGGCACTCCAAGAGATGCAACAGTAAAATACCTAGTCAGAAAATGGTTGGGATAATTGCTTGACCAAATAGCAAATCCTCAGCAACGATTATCTATATGGCGAGAATATAAAAATGGTCGCCCAGCACTAGAAAATGTGTTACAATACATCAACTGTATAAATCCAATAAGTAGAACATTTGATTATTACACTCCCGGTCATTGGCCCACACCTTGGGAAATATTAGATCAAGGTTTGTTTTGTGTAAGTGGTAAAGCAATTTTATTATACCATACACTAGCACAATTAGGATATATAGATACAAAAAATGTTAGATGGATTGTAGCAGAAAATAAAGAAATTTTTGAAGAAGGACTTGTGTTTTTTGACGGAGTATGTTATTATAACATTTTACCGAATACAAGTGTAAATATTCAAAATTTTGATAATTACATAACAGTTAGAGAAATTATTAGACAGGAAAAACTCACAAAGATTCATGAAAGTTACAAAGAGAGACGGCACTAGAGAAGACCTAAATATCGACAAATTACACAAGGTTGTGATGTATGCAGTACAAGACCTTACTGGCGTTAGTGCATCACAAGTCGAAATCAAAAGCCAAATACAATTCTACGATGGCATTAACTCAACTGATATCCAAGAAACATTAATTAAAAGTACAGCAGATCTTATATCAGAAGAAACACCAAACTATCAATATGTAGCAGGTAGATTAATCAACTATCATTTGCGTAAACAAGTGTATGGCACATTTGAGCCACCGTGTTTGTGCGACATAGTACAAAAAAATATTGATGATGGCTTCTATGATTCAGAGTTCACAGATCTCTACACCAAAGACGAAATAAATCAATTACAAACTTATATTAGACATGAACGCGATGAAGATTTAACTTATGCGGCTATGGAACAGTTCCGTGGTAAGTACCTAGTACAGAATAGAGCAACTGGAAAAATATACGAAACACCACAAGTAGCATATATGATGATTGCGGCTACATTGTTTGGTAGATATCCTGAAAAGAAAAGAATGGCGTATGTGAAAGCATACTACGATGCTATCAGCACTTTCCGAATTTCCTTGCCTACGCCAGTTATGGCAGGTGTTAGAACACCGCAAAGACAGTTTAGCAGTTGTGTATTAATTGAAACTGATGACAGTTTAGATAGCATTAACGCAACGGCTAGTGCTGTAGTTAAGTATGTAAGTCAAAAGGCAGGCATCGGTATTGGTGCTGGTAACATAAGAGCAATTGGCTCACCTATTAGGAGTGGAGACGCAACTCACACAGGAGTTATCCCCTTCTATAAATTATTTCAATCGGCGGTTAAGAGTTGCTCCCAAGGCGGAGTAAGGGGAGGAGCCGCCACCTTATATTACCCAATTTGGCACTTAGAAGTTGAAGACTTACTAGTGCTAAAGAACAACAAAGGTACTGAAGACAATCGTGTACGTCATATGGACTATGGTGTACAGTTTAATAAACTTATGTATGAAAGGCTTATCAGCGGTGGTAATATCACATTGTTCTCGCCTAAGGATGTACCCGGTTTATATGATGCCTTTTTTGCAGACCAAGACAAATTTAAAGAATTATATGAAGCGGCAGAACGTAAAACCAGTATTAGGAAAAAGACTGTTCCTGCTATTGAATTGTTTTCTGCATTTGTACAAGAACGCAAAGACACAGGCAGAATTTATTTGATGAATGTTGACCACGCAAATACACACGGATCATTTATTGAGGAAGTAGCACCCATCAGACAAAGTAACTTATGTTGTGAAATTAATTTACCCACAAAACCTTTGAACAACATTTCAGATGAAGAAGGCGAAATTAGTTTGTGTACTTTGAGTGCAATCAATTGGGGAGTAATAAAAGATTTCAGCGATATGGAGAAAGTATGTAATCTTGCTGTTAGAGGGTTAGACGAATTACTTGACTATCAAGAGTATCCAGTACTAGCGGCACAACTCAGCACAATGAAAAGACGTCCACTAGGTATTGGTATTATCAATTTTGCATATTGGTTAGCAAAGAATGATACAAATTATCAAGATCCTAACTTAGAATTAGTTGACGAATGGGCAGAAGTTTGGAGTTACAGTTTAATTAAAGCAAGTGCCGATCTCGCAGTAGAAAAAGGTGCTTGTCCTGGCACACCAGAAACAAAATATGGACAAGGCATAACACCTAACCAGACATACAAAAAAGATGTCGATGATTTAGTTAAACACAAAGAAAGATTGGACTGGAAAGGTTTGCGTAAGCAACTTAAAGAAACAGGTATTCGAAACTCTACATTGATGGCACTTATGCCTAGTGAAACGTCTGCACAAATTAGTAACAGTACAAACGGTATTGAGCCGCCAAGAAGTTTTGTAAGTATTAAACAAAGCAAACACGGTATTCTCAAACAGGTTGTACCAGGCTTCCCATATTATAAAAATAAATATGATCTACTGTGGGAACAAAAGTCCCCACAAGGTTATTTAAAAATAATGGCAGTACTTCAAAAGTACATTGACCAAGGAATTTCGGTAAATACTTCTTACAATCCCGAACACTATGAAGATGAAAAAGTACCAATGAGTGTACTAATTCAGGATCTTCTTATGTTTTATAAGTATGGTGGTAAGCAGTTATATTACAATAATACATATGACGGGCAAGGCGAGATTGATATTAACAAAGATGATAAACTAGAAGATTTGCCTATGGGCGAACTAGATGACGAAGATTGCGAGAGTTGTAAAATTTAATGAGTGTATTAGACATAAAAAATAAATCAGACCACACAAAGGCTAAGATGTTTTTAGACACCAACGGTGGACTTGGAATGCAAAGGTTTGATACATTAAAGTACAAACAGTTTGATAACTTAACAGATAAGCAGTTAGGTTTTTTTTGGCGTCCAGAAGAAGTAGATATTACCAAGGACAGTAAAGACTTCAAAGACCTAACAGACTTTGAGCAACATATTTTTACCAGTAACTTAAAAAGGCAAATACTATTAGATAGTGTACAAGGTCGTTCACCTAATCTTGCTTTTTTGCCTATTGTTAGTATTCCAGAATTAGAAACCTGGATTGAAACCTGGGCATTTAGTGAAACAATACATAGTAGAAGTTATACACATATTATTAGAAACGTATATCCTGACCCAAGCAAAGTTTTTGATGAGATGTTAGATATCAAAGAGATATGTGATTGTGCAGATAGTATTACAGAAAACTATGATAAACTGATAGAATACAATAGACTTAGAGAACAAGGTAGTAAAAAGTATGACGAGTATGAGCATAAAAGACGTATTTGGAAATGCTTAATGAGTGTAAACATATTAGAAGGTGTACGTTTTTATGTTTCATTTGCTTGTAGTTGGGCATTTGCTGAACTCAAAAGAATGGAAGGTAATGCAAAAATTATTAAATTTATTGCTAGAGATGAAAACGTTCACTTGGCTAGCACCCAACAAATGCTAAAACTTCTTCCACGTGAAGACAAAGACTTTGAAAAAATTGCCAAAGAATCTATAGAAGAATGCAGACAGATGTTCTTTGATGCTGTTGAACAAGAAAAGAAATGGGCAGACTATTTGTTCAAAGATGGAAGTATTATTGGACTTAATGCAGAACTGTTAAAGCAGTATGTAGAGTTTATTGCTGGTAAAAGAATGAGAGCAGTAGGCTTAGATACTCCATACAGCACAGGAACAAATCCTTTACCTTGGACTCAATCTTGGATAACCGGAGGTAGTGTACAAGTAGCACCTCAAGAAACAGAAATCAGTAGTTATGTAATTGGCGGCACTAAGCAAGACGTTGACGACACCACTTTCAAAGGCTTCAACTTATAATACAACATAAGTAGTTGTATGAAAGCAATACTAGACAAATTAAGAAAACACGATACCGTAACAATTAAATTAGCAAGTGGCGAAGAAGTCGTTGCTAGTTTTCAAGAGGCTGATGATACTTCTTTATCAATCGATAAACCATTAGCACTTAGTCCTACACCACAAGGCGGAGTTGGATTAGTTCCTTGGATCTTTAGTTGTAAGCCTGGTCCTACAACAATTAATATTAATAGTGTCTTAGCATTAGTTGAAACAGATTCTGAAGTTGCAGATGCATATCAGCAAAGTACATCAAATATTATTAGACCTTCCTCACCTGACAAACAAATCTTAACAGGCTAGTATTTACAATAGATAAATACTTGTATGAGACCAGTAGCAAGAATTGGAATAGATATGGCAATTGGACCTATATTAGGCCCAGGCTCAGTACTTCCGTTTGGTCCTGTACTAGTAAACGGTTTACCAGCCGCATTACTAGGAGATTCAATAGCACCTCATCCACCGGCCCCAGACGTTCCAACCTGTGCGGTAAGTAGAATTGTAACAGGTGCATTTTCACCACCTATGGCTGTGCTTTTTAATGGTAGACCTGTAGCACGAATGGGAGACCTTACATCGTGTGGTCATCCTATTATGAGCGGTTCTTTTAATGTGTTTGCCGGATTGGCATAATATGGAACAACGAGATTATCAAGATAAAACAATACTGATAGATAACATTACAAATAGAGTAATGTATAATTTCAAAAATAAAGACACTAACGATTTAAGTTGGAGTGATAACATACTAGAAGCAACTAGTGGTCACAAAAACATTACAGTATGTTGTAGTGGTGGCTTAGACAGTGATATAATGCTTAGATTATTTCACAAACACAAAAAAGTTAAATGTTTGATAGGCAGATGGATGGACAACGGTATATGTTATAATGATTATGATATACAATATGCCGTACAAACTTGCGAAGAGTTAGACATACCATATCAATATATTGATATAAACTTTGCTAACTTTTTTGATAGCGGTGAGTTTATTAGTTATGGAACGGCTTATAAATGTACTAGTCCTCAATTATGTTTACATTTAAAATTATTTGATATAATAGGAGAGGATTTAGCAATAGGAGGAAACTTTTTTATACCAATAATGAGTCCACAAGGTAAATTTAGTGAAAAACCAATACTTATACCAAAAAACAATTCTATGGTGTATGATTTATTCTTTAGTGATAAAGGTTGTGATTTAGGAAACTTGCATTATTATAACACATCTTTAGCATTATGCACTTACAAAACAATTAAACAAACACATTTATATAATATAGATAAAACATTATTAAAGTACAGAGACTTGTATGAAAAAACTAGGGTTGACATTAATACACTAAATGATGAGATAGTAGACAAATCCATAAATACTACGAAATTAAATGATGCAGTTTACAATATATTAAAAAGTAATATATCTGGAAACTACCTACTAATGCAGATGTATTACTTACAAAGACAGCATTATTACTCTGCAGGAGGATTTGATGTAGTTCCTAAAAGCAACAAATATACCGGCTTCGAAGGAGTAAAACGTTACTATGTAGATAAATATAATGAACAACACGATGTTTTTGACAATAGATTTAGAAGACATCTTGAAAAGATAATATCTATTCCTGTACTTGAAATAGATATTATAAACGAATATAAACAACTCGGGGAAAAAGAATGGCGGAATTCATAGTTAAAATTGACCAGGCAGGCGATACTGCCAATACAGCAATCACGGGACTGGGTGGTACAGTCTCAAAAAGATATCGCGAACTGACAGAAGACAATAAATCTTTATTACTTGTCGATGTTCCAGCGGATCAAGTAGATAACATAGATGGATTAACTGGATTTCAATTTAAAGAAGGAACTTCAGCAAACTCATTTGTTAGTAGTGAAACAACAAGTCATTGGCATTTGCAAAGATTGGTAACTAGAAATTTACCTTTAAGAACAGAATTTGATGCAACCTATTCAGGTGATGGCGTAAACGTATATTTAATGGATAGCGGTATCGATGCTGATCACGACGAATTTGCTAATGCAACAATTAAGAATGTTCACACAGCATTAACTGGCGACTACCAAGACGCAACAGGACACGGTACTGCAATGGCTAGTTTGATTGTTGGTGAAACAGTAGGTGTTGCCAGAAATGCTCACTTACATAACTGTAAGATTCTCGATGCAGACGGTATTGTTGACCTCAAAGACATAGTTGAAGGCTTTAATGAGATTGAAGCATACAGAATGGGCAGAATTATTCACGTTGACAATGAGTGGGACGCCTTATCAACTACAGATAATACTATTAGATTTTCAAACGTTTCATTAAACAATGAAATGTTTAGATACCGTTCACTGCCTCAAGTAATTTGTACACCTTGGTACACTACCAAATCCCCCGTAATTGATTATGTGTGCGAATGGTTAAGAACAAATAAAAACACAGTTATAGTAGCGGCGGCTGGAAACCACGGACAAGACATAAACGACTTCTCCCCAGCAGGTTTAGATACTATTATTACTGTAGGCGCAAGTGACCAAACAGATGCTATGACATCTTTCACTAACTTTCCTCCAGGATCAGATTCAACTGGAACAGGACTTAACCCATATGGTGAGCAATTAGATTTATTTGCTCCAGGTGTTAATGTAACAGTTGCTACACACAATACTACATCTGACTATAGACTATCAAGTGGAACAAGTTGTTCTTGTGCCATTGTAGCAGGTGCGGCGGCTATAGCAATTGAAAAAAATAGTTCGAATGGCACACCTGATTCAGAAAGTATTAAAAACTACTTAGTTTCACAATCACTAACAGGTATGCTATTCAGAGATGAATCTACATATAGTACTACACCTAATAACATTGTGTATTTAGAAAATAGTTACTATGCAACTGTATGGAATACTCCTGCAGGATCTTTAGGTAACTTCTTAAAGACAGATACAATAAGTGTTGATTTAGACATTGGGTCAGGTGTTACTATAACATCAGCCAGTTATGCTAGTTTACCAAGCATCTTTACACTTGATAGTGCAAACAGCAGAATTACAGCAGACTCAACTTCAATGTCAGGCATAAGTGCAGATACACTTTATAACTTTGTACTAATTGGTACAGATGCAAATGGTGTTGCTTACCCAAGACACTTTAACATTGGTATATTTGTTTCTGAGGTTAATAGTTCAAACGTTATTAATGCTCAGGAAGTCTACACAGTTGATAACGGTGATGGTACATTTAGTGAAAGGAACTTCCACGCATTTGCTATGTCGGGTGAACAGAAGCCTTAAGCAGATGTGTCTATTCTTAAAAGGGTAGTAAGTCCTCTAGGTAAAGACGCAAGTCACACAATTCGAATTCAATGGAGTTTGGGCAACAGTTGTAACTTTAGTTGCGAATATTGTCCTAGCGAATTGCACAATGGTTCCTATCCTTGGAGACCAATACAAGAATATATCGATGCAGTTGACAAGTTCTTGCCTGTCTTTGCAGAACACAAAGACCATATAACTATAGAGTTTATAGGCGGTGAAGTAACAGTAATGCCTGGTATACTTGAACTGCTATCCCATATCAAAACAAATTATAAGAATGTTACAACGTTTATGTTTACCAATGGCAGTAGAACAGTTAGATGGTGGAATGAAGCAAAGCATTTAATAGATGAAATAGTTTACAGTTACCACATAGATAGTCTGGACTACAATCATATGATAGAAGTAGTTGAGGAAATAAAAGATTCAATATATTGTAGTTTTCATTTAGCAGGAGTAGAAGGCAAAGTATACGAGTGCGATAGAATAAGTTATTTGATACGAGATTGCTTTAAACAAGGAAGTTCGCAAGACTATTGGAATGTAAACATCAATGTAAAAACTATGTTGGTAAAAGAATTAAACAATAGGAATGCTAGAATGGGACAAAACTTTTATGATTATACCAGTGACGAATTGTTTATAATGCAGAAGCAAAGTTGGTTAGAGAATCCAGATGCTCCACCACCAGACCCCAATGCTCCGCCTCCACCTAGACCACACCCTAGTGATTGGTTAATTACATTTGAATATGATGACAAAACCTTATACTATGAGTT